GATCGGACCACACGATAGGGACGCCGCCGGACTCGATCATGACGATGTTCTCGTTGTCGGGATTGAGCGGCGCGTCCGAGAGCGCGGCGAAGTTTTGGCGGGCTTGGGACCACTGGACGATAGCGGCTTTATGGCGCATGTTCCAGCGTCCGCCGTTGGCGGGGCCGCTTGGCTCGGGGCCGAAGATCAGATCGAAGTCAGGGTCGAAGACATCCTCGGGAGCGGGCGGTCGGGCGGGGTCGGTTTGCTCGAACGCGCAGCGCCAGCCGACGCAGGCGGCGTCTTGGGCGGGGATCGAGAGCGGCAGGCTGAAGACGAGCAGAAGAGCGGAAAGGAAGATGCGCATGGTGGTGAATTCGGCTTTAGGCGACGAGGCTTAGCTCTTCGGTTTCGAAGAACTCGCCGGCCGAGCCGTCGAGGTATTCGCCGTAGACGAGGCGGCGGAGCTGCGCCGAGTGCAGGCGGAAGGGGGCGTCGGATTCGAGAGTGACCTGCAGGCGCGCGCCGTCGGGTGGGGCGGGCAGCAAGACGAGCTGGGTTTTGCGGCCGCTGGTGGCGGCGAAGGCAGCCGAGTCACGTTCGACGAGATTGCGGCCGGGCAGGTCGGTGAGGATAGTCCAGGTGACGGCCGCTTCGGCTTCGAGCTCGAACTGGAGAGCGTCGATTGCCTTGACCTGGTTGGTCCCAAGATTGGTGGGGCCGGAATCGAAGGTGCGGCCCAGACGGACCTCGAGGCGGTAGTGAATGACGATATCGGTGATCTGGATGGGGTGCGAGACATTGGGCTGCGAGACGGTGCCCTCGATCGAGATGGCGTAGTTACGGGCGCGCACACCGATCTGGCCCGCGTACCCGACGCCCTCGCGGATGGGATAGATGCGGCGGCCGGCGGGGAAGGTGACGGAGTTAAATGAGCCGATCGCGATCTCGGTTTCACCGTCGTCGAGGAAAAGTTTGATGGTGAGGTTCTCGCCGGAGGTGTCGCCCTCGATCTCGATGTCTTCGAGGATTTTGAAGTTGTCGGGCAGGCCGAGGTCGTCGTAGTGGCTGACGTAGGCGACGAAGAAGGGCGAGGTGTGATCGAGCTGGCCGTGGTCGAGGTGATAGACGTAGCCGTCGCGTCCGGAGACGTAGGCGTTGTTGATGGTCGGGTCGTACAGGAAGGCTCGGTAGCCATCGCCCATACCGACGGCGGAAGCGATCTGTTCCTGCGACCAGGAGCCCAGCGCTGGATCGTAGACCAGCGTGATATTGGGAAACGGCTGGCCTTCCTCGGGGTAGGAGAAGCGCAGCAGGGAGCCGTCCCAGCCAAGGACGGAGGTGGCGCGGGCGGCCGGGTCGGTCGAGAGCGGCGCGACGCCGAAGCTGTCGGTGATGGCAACGAAGCGTCCCTGGAACAGCGGCTTGATGTTGCGCGAGATGTCTTGCAGGGTGTCGAAGTTGAAGCGGTAGACGCCGTCGGGGCCGACCAGGTAATCGATGTTGCCGGCGTTAGCGACGGCGGCGTCGCCGAGCGGGCCGAAGTTGGCGTTGGTTTGTTCCTGATCGCCGCCGGAGGTGCCGGGGTCGCCGATCAGCCGCCAGATGCCATCGGGCTTATAGAAGGCCAGGATGCGTTTGTGATGGGTGACGGCGAGCAGCGGGGAGTCGGCGCCGCCAACGTCGTTGAAGTTCGTGTCGGGAAAGTACCAGGGCTGGTTGGTGGGCGTCCAGAAATAGCGGTTGGGGTTGTCGGCGGTGGAGAAGGCGATGAGGCGGTTGAAGTAAGGGCCGGTGAGGCCGCGGGCGCGGGGCGCTTCGAAGTGGTCGAGCTCGAGGATGGGATTGCCGAGTTGCGTGAGCAGGTCCTCGGCGGTATCGAACGAAAGGCTGGTGCTGGAGTTGTTCCCGAGCTCATAGGCCAGGTAAGCGGCGTCGAGGGTGCCGCCCTGGACGTAGATGCGGCGGGCGGAGACTTGGGCGTCGGGAGAAGTGGGAATGCCGGTCAGTGAGATTTGCTCGGAGGCGAGGGTGACGACGGCGGTGATGGGGCTGGGGTTGGACTCGTGTCCGTAGGCCGTGGTGAAGGTGATGTAGACGTAGTAGTCGCCGCTGAGAGAACCGGCCGCGCCGGCGGCGATGGTGGGAGCGGAGGTGGGAGCGGCGGGCGTCCAGTCACGGACGCTGCCGCCGGACTTATGGCGTTTGAGCGGGCCGCGGGTGATACCGAAGCCACGATTCATAAACCAGATAAAGTCGCCGAAATTGGCCCAGCCGACGCGCGCGCCGTCGAAGTTGGAGAGGCCGCCGACGAGCGATGTTGCGCCCGTGTCGGCGTGGAGCGTGTGGCCGGCGGCGAGATAGAGTCCGCTGGAGTGGCCGGAGCGCATCACGGTATGGATGTCGGTGGGGTTGGTGGGGTGGGCGGGGTTGACGCGCTCGACGCCGCGGCGCGATCGCAGACGGCCGAGCTCATCGACTCGGAAGTTGATGAGGCGCAGGGCGTTCGGTTCGCCGATCTTGTCGCCCGGGGAGGCGTAGTTGAGCGAGCCGGCGAGGATGCGATGGGTTTTCTTGGCGAAGGCCATGGCTACTGCGGTTGACCCCAGTAGAGGCGGAAGGCCTCTTCGTAGAGTTGGGTGCGCTGTGTGGCGTAGGCGCCGACTTCGGGCATCGCTTCGTCGTGTTCCTGGCGGTGGACTTCGGCGAGCAGGGCGTAGTGGAAGTAGTCGCCGACGGGCAGGGGGGCGTTGACGGCCGGGCTGCCGGAAGCGATGGTGGCGAGGTGTTCGTGGTAGACGAGGGCGAGCGAGGTGTTGGCGGCGGGGGTCTTGTAGACGCGCGTGGTTTCGGTCCCTTGCTGATCGTGGGTGAAGTGCGATGGCGCGCCGGCGGCCGAGGGCCAGGCGGGGTCGAGGGCTTCGAGTTCGGCGACGCCGGCGGGGGCGAGCGGGCGGAAGTCGGAGTTCGGTTCGTCGGCGTCGTAGGAGGCGTGAATCGTGGATAGGTGACGGCTGGGCGTGGCGAGCGTCGCCGTGCCTCCGGTGATGGTCAGAGTGGCGTCGCGTTCGACGAACAGGCCGGCGCGGCGGGCGAGTCGTTGGGCGGCTTCGTCGGCGTGCTCATAGAGTTCGCTGCTGCTGGTGATGAGTTCGGGATTGGCGTCAAGCTCGGCGAGGCTCTTGGCGTGCAAAACGGGGAAGAGGTTGGCGAGGACGTCGGAGACATCGACGAGGGAGGCGGGGACGCCTTGCGTGAGTAGGATCGCGAGCAGCATGTTTTTGTGGCCGCGCTTACGCGCGAGGAATCGTATTGGGCTCGCCGGCTCCTAGTCGGATTCGTAGCCGAGCACAGTCAAGTCACCCACGGCGCCGGTCCCGGTGGAGTACCGCAGTACGTTGTTGACTGTACTGGAAGGGTGCGCCGGATAGAACGGGATAATGTGGATTCCGGCGGTCGCTACCGTCAGATTCACAATCACGTTGCCGCCGGCGTTCGAGTTGTCGAACACCTTAATCAGGCCGCCGGCTGACATGTAAATCTGAATCTGCGAAATCAAGAACTTCTTGCCGGCTGTCGGGGTCCAAATCGCAATGTCTGTCTGCGAGGCCGAGAAGGAGTTTGCCTGCCGTACAGGCGTCTTGTTGAGCGACGACGGCAGGGTGTAGATCGGGTTGGTCTCAGAGAGCGCCGCGCCGCTGGTATCGCGCAGCGCGACTTCGAGATTACCGCTGGAGTTGACCTTGAGCAGACGGGCGTTGGTGCCATCGGTGCCGGCGACGGCGGCGCCCTTCGCGGGAACGGCGCTGGCGATGGTCGCCACGTAGTCATCGATGAGCTGCAGGGCGGTGAGCTGCGCGGCGGAGTTGGTGTCGAGGACGGGCTGGTTGGTGGCTCCGGTGGGGTCGATGCGGAGCGCGGCCGCGGCGATACCGACTTCGGCGCCGGCGACATTGCGCAGGTTGATGTGCAGGCCGCGCTTCTGGGTAAGGCGCAGCGCGGCGGCTTGGTCTTCGGTCGGGTCGGCGGCGATGGTGTCGTTGTAAACACCGGCGATGGGCAGGACGAGGCCGGAACCTTCGGTGAAGGCGGACTTGTCGGCTTGGGTGACGGGGCCGACGCTGCCGATGACGTTGACATCGAGGCCGTTGTCGGCGCCGACGTTAGTGATGGTGGCGGTGAGCGTGCCGTCGGTTTGCTTGACGGGCCAGGCGTTGCCGATGACGGCGGGGGTGCCCTGGTTCGAGGTGACAGTGCCAGAAACGGTGAGGACGTTGCCGGTGGAATCGACCGTGATGGAGCCGGCGTTGTCGGTGATCGGAACGGCGTTGGTGATAGTGGTGAGGGTGCCGATGTTCCACGCGCCGCTCTGGGTGGCGGCGACGGTACCCTGGACGTCGATGATGTTGCCGCCATCCTGAATAGTGACGGTGCCGGAGATCGGGATGGTGTCGATGAAGGCGCTGCCGGTCGAGAGGCGTACGGCGACGGGGGTGGTGGCGGGGGCGTCGACGGTGAGCGAGCCGGCGTTGTCGGTGATCGGAACGGCGACACCGGAAGCATCGACTTTGAGGTTGGCGGCGGTGGCTTGAACGACGGTGACGTTGCCGGTGACGCGCGAAACATCGACGAGCAGGCCGTTGGCGACGGTAGCGGTGATGGGGGTCGCGTCGCCGTCGGCTGAGATGGCGAGCTTGACGATCTGCACATGGCCTTCGGCGGCGGTATCGACGGCGACATTGGCGCCGCTTCCGGGGGTAATGGCGAGGGATTCAATTGCCATGGTGGTGGTCCTTTAGGCGGCCTGGACCGCTCCCTGACGGTCAGGGCGAGGTTTCCGGGGGCGGGCGGGCGTGACGAGGCGCGAGCGGTCGAAGGTGCGCAGCTCGAAGGGCAGGGTGTCGTAGCGTTGCGCGAGCGAGCGTTGACGGACGTAGGCGGCGCACTGCTCGACGTCGGCGAGGAAGCGCTGGAACGAGGCGAAGGTGTCGGCGAATTCGCGGCCGCCCTCTTTGATGCGCAGGGTGTGGAAGGCGTAGTCGGCGAGGGCGAGGTGGTATTCCTCGGGGATCGCGGGGATATTGGCGGGCGCGCTGAGGCGCGCCGGCGAGTAGGCGTGGGTGATATCGAGTGACGTCCCGGAGCCGGCGGGCTGCTTGTTGATGGCCAGCAAGTCGAGGCCGAGGGTGGCGTAGCGCGTGGGGGCGCCGGCGGTTTTCTGCCAGGCGTCGTTCTCGGCGTCGAGATCGGCGAGCGTGCCGAAGGTGAGGCGGGATCCGGAGGCGACGGAGATCCGCAACGGGACGAGGTAGTCGGGGATGGAGCTGAGCAGGTGGCGGAAAGGCGTCGCGGCGTTGAGCGCGATCGTGGACGTCTTTTCGAGGCACAGCGTGAGCAGGGCGAAGAGGCGTTGGCCTTCGTTGAGGCGGTACAGGACTTCGCTGGAGCTGAAGTAGCGGCCGTTAGGATCGTCGAGGCGTCCCAGGATACGGGTCTGGAATTGGGCGACGGTCATTCGTTCGTGCTCATGCGAAGGCAGGTGACGCCGGCGGCCACTGGAAGCAGGGCCTTGGGCCGCCGGCGTCCGCAGCGGTCAGGGCGGCCGTGCGTGAGTGAATTCGGCGGCGCTCGCGGGCTGCTTAGTCGAGGCCGCGAAGGCGGCGATGGCTGCTGAAGCGCGAGGCCATCTGGATTTGACGCGGCGGGCGGCGGCGTGCTTCCTGGCGTCGCATGCGGTTGAGGCCCTCGTCGAAGTTGCGTTGGTGGCGGTCGGCGGCGCTGAGCTGGTCGGTGATGACGGCGAGGTCGGCGAAGACGCCTTCGGTGAGTGTGCCGGCATGGAGCCAGGTGGGGATAGCGTCGGCGACGGCGGTGAGGTCGGCGGGGCGCTCGATGTAGCGGTAAGGCAGGCCGCGAACGGCGGCCGGGATGGGGTAAAGCTCGACGGTGGTGTAGCCCGAGGAGTCGAGGTCGTGAAGCTGGTAGGCGGAGGGCTCGCCGTGGGCGGGGCGGGCGGGGTAGGCTTCGTCGAACGACTCGCGCGAGACTTCGTCGAGGTCGATCGAGAGGTGTGGGTTGCGGAAGGACTTGATTTCGGCGGCCGTGGCGGCGAGAGAGTAGATGTTCTGGAAGAGCCGGTAGCCGAGCGCGGCGCCGCTGACACCTTCGTAGGCGCGGTCGAGCGTGAATTCGGTGGTCGAGACGTAGGTGACGGTGTAGATGGGGCTGCTGGCGGCGGTACGGTAACGGCGGCCGGTCATGGCGGATGTCCAGACGGTTGAGGCGCCGCTGAGGGTTGTCGAGCCGTTGGTAACGGTGACGGTGCCGGTGATGTATTCGGCGATGGTCTGAAGGACGGCGCTGATTTCGAGAGTGCGCCAATCGACTTCGTCGAGGATGGAGCGGTAGCGTTCGCGGATGTAGTGATCGCGCAGCTCGGGATCGACGCCGGGAAAGCGTTTCTGGACGAGCAGGCGGACGGTGCCGAAGGTGGCCATGGTTTTCTGGAAAGCCGCTTCGCGTGGGAGCGGGTTCGGAGGCTCTACGGGAGCGCGATGCCGCGGGCGCCGAGCAGGGCTTTGAGGACGCGGTAGTTTTGCTGCATTTCGGCGACGGTGAGGACGCGGTTGTAGTCAAGGCGCGCGGCGATCTTGCCGATGAAGAAACTGCCGCCGGCGTAGGAACCGATCATCTTGAGCCCATTGCTTACGGCTCCAGTAGCGAACGCGCTGGTGGCCTCAACGGTGGGGCTGGCGCCATTGTTCAGGAAGATGTCTTGCAGGGTCGCGGTGTTGTAGCGGATCGAGGCCATGCGCCATGAGCCATCGTCGGGGCGGGTGTTATTGGGCTCGGAAAGGGATCGGTCGGTGGTGACGGCGTCAAGGTTGAAGGTGAGCCGGTGGTTCGCCAGAAAGCGTAGGTACGATCCGCCGCCGTCGTTACCAATCAAAGCGGAGTTCAGCCCGAGTGTGGCGGTTTTGGCATAAACCGCTTGGATCGTGAATGCCGTGAGGCCATTGATGGCGTTGGGCGTAAGTGTGGCCTTCTCGGTGCCGTCGAAGTCCAGGCCTTCGGTAACCCAATCAGCGTCGGAAGCCTCGACCGTTACGTCATTCCCTAGAAAGCCGTGGTTGCCAGCAGGGCCGGAGTCAGTGACAGTCTGAACACCGTCCTTCTTCAGCAAATACAGGCCGATGTTGCCGGCGCGGACGAAGTCTTCACCGGAGGTGGCGAGGGCGATCATTATTTTTCGGAAAGCCGCTTCGCGGCTGCGTTGGTTCGGTGCTACGCGAAGTCGCGGTAGACGAGTT